GTCAAGACTAAATCCAAGATAGACAAACATAGAATCAACTGGCGTTTTGATATGCGCAGAGGTAGTCATTCTAAAGTTAGAGGTTATGATGATGGTGCAATAGATATATTTGCTTTTGTTAGTCTTAAATACATGAACATTATATTTAGTTTGCCAACAGGCCAGAATCAATTAACTATCGCTGACGAGCATATAAAGAATAATGATCCAATCAAAAACATTCTTGATATATTAGACAATATACATTAAACTACATTTTTATACATTTGGGAGATGCTATGAAAACATTAGATGAAGTCTTTGATTTATATGTCAAGGATCTTAAAAGACGTAAAGCAAAAACTATTGACAGCATACAAGCTGTTTATCAAAAAAACATTAGTCCTGTGCTTGGTGATAAACCAATAGATACTATCATTCGTGGTGATATTGCATCATTACATTTTGATATAAGTGAAAGAGCGCCATCACTAGCTAATAAATGCTTATCAATTATAAAGGCTGTTTATAATCTGGCTATCACATTATCACTAACAGAAATAAACCCCAGCTCCAATATTCCTAAGAACAGAGAGAATAAAAGAAAAAGGTATTTAACCAATGATGAGTTAATAGCTTTGACAGATGAGCTAAACAAACTAAAAGATATTCCTTTATATCAAAAGTCAGTTGCTTTTATTTGGTTATTAATACTTACTGGCGCAAGAAAAGGAGAGATAGCAAAAGCAAAGTGGAGTGATTTAGTTGGGAATACTTTAGTTATTAAAGATCACAAAACAGATAGATATGGTGAAGATAGAATCATTCATCTAACACCTATGGCTATTGATATTATTAATAATCTAAATAAAGATGGTGAATATATCATTGGTATTAAAACACCGAGAAGAACCTGGGAGACTGTTAAGAAAGCTGTAGGTATAGAAGATATGCGTATGCATGATATAAGACACTCTTATGCATCTTGGTCGCTGCAAAAGATAAGTTTAGCTGAAGTCGGTGGTTTATTAGGTCATAGAGATCAAGCTACAACACAAAGATATGCACATATACACCAGGATAAGGCTATTGAAAGCGCAAACAGGGTAGGCAATCATATAGAAAGTATTATTAATACAGATAAAGTCTTATAAATTTTTTATATCTATAAATACTCTTTTCTCAGCAGTATGAATACCTAAGTTAATTAGGTATTCTGCTACAGTCTGCGGATCTTTTTCTTGTTCCTTACAAAAGTTTACAAAGTTTTTTAATAAGTGCCTGTTTAGATATACAGGCCCTTTATTACATCTTTCGTTTAAAACAGGATCTTCAAAATCCCCAAGTTTCATACAAAACTCCTAGACCTTAGTTTCAATCCTATAAGGTCCAATAACTTTACCTTCCGCATCCACACCATGCACCATCTCTAGTTCAAGATCGATGTAGTGTTTTGCTTTCAGCAAATCTTTAATTACATCATCTTTATTTCTGGTTACATATTTAACTACGTTACCCAGATTCCAAGATAACCCATTAGCATAAACATAATCAGTAGGAGTGATCTTTAACTTCTTGTAATGATCGCCACCGACTTGTCTGTTAGTAGCTTTATTATCAATCTGCTGATCCCATTCCTCTGGTGTTATATCATCTATACTCATTTACACGCTCCTTTTTTTACATAGTATGTTGCAAATATTACAGCTATAGTGTAAATTAATCAACAATAAAGTAGAAATGGGAGCAACAATGGAATCAAACAACAAATTTTTGGACACCAAAGAACTTGCTACGCGTTGGAAAATATCACCACGCACACTTGAGAATCAACGAGGAAAAGGAGTAGGCCCTGAGTTTTTTAAAATCGGTGGCAAAGTCCTTTATGATCTTGAGTATATAGAAGAGTACGAAAAGACAAGGTTTGTTTCTAATGCCTCACGCGAAGTATAGTCCATCAGCAGCTAAAATCTGGATGAGTTGTCCAGGTATGCCATCCCTTATGGATCAAGTGGAATATAAGGTTGGTATGCCAGCAGCAGTTGGAACATTGATTCACTCTATGACCGAAATGTTATTAAAAGAAAGATTAGAAAATGTAACCCTAGAACAATATTGGTTGGGTAAAACAGAGTGTGTAGAAGATTTTGAGATTGAAGTAGACAAAGACATGATTCAATGCGCAGAGGTTTATGTAGAGTATGTGCAAAAGAGAAAAGAAGAACTTAACGCCAAGATATTAGTAGAGGAACGCGTCAGCATGGAAGAGATTTCACCCTATGTGTGGGGAACTGCTGACGCAATTTTAATTGGTAAAAACGAAATAGAAATAATAGACCTTAAATCAGGTAAATTTCCTGTAGATGTAGAACACAACCCACAGTTATTAATTTATTCACTTGGAGCTTTATCTCGTTACGGAGATGAAAGCACAACAGTTACTATGACCATAGTGCAACCTAGAACCTGGCACAAAGATGGTCCTATCCGATCATATTCCATGTCTGCCGCTAACTTGGTGGAGTGGGGTTATGAAACTTTAAAACAAGCAACTGATGCTTGTGATGAAGAAAACCCGCAATTCAACCCAAGCGACACGAACTGTCGTTGGTGTAATGCAAGGGAAGTTTGCGATGCCTATAAAACTTTTAAAGGAGAAAAATAATGGCAGAAGAAAACCGCGAGGAGTTGACTTTTAGATTTGCTGATGATGGCGAAGAGTACAAAGTAAGCGACCTCTCTGAAGAAAATACTGTGTTGTATAACCGCTTTATGGTGTTACAACAGAGAAAGAATGATTTGATAAATAACACTCAGTTTGAGGTTGATAATTTACAAATCTTAATTAATGAATACGGAGCTAGATTACAAGCTGCTGTGGAGTCATCTGATGATGAAGGAGATTCAGAATGAGTCTAGCTGGTATTAGAAAGAAAGCCAAAAAGAAACCACCAAGAATTGTTATGTATGGTGGTGCTGCTATTGGTAAAACATCTTTTGGTGCAAGCATGAATAAACCTATATTTGTGCTAACAGAAGATGGAATGGGAAAGATAGAATGTGATCATTTTCCTTTGTCAGAGGATTATGAATCTTTCTTTGGCAATCTAAATTCTTTATTAGAAGAAGATCACGAATACAAAACAGTCGTGGTTGATTCACTTGATTGGTTAGAACCTCTTGTTTGGCAAAAGGTTTGTGACGACCATGGTAAAAAATCTATTGAAGAGTTTGGATATGGTCGTGGCTATGTAGAGGCCTTAAAAGAATGGCGAGCTTATATAAGCATCCTTAACAGATTACGTGATGAAAAAGGTATGACAGTTTTACAAATTGCGCATAACCAAATCAAGCGTTTTGAGTCGCCAGAGATTGAGGCTTACGATAGACATGAACTTAAATTACACAGAAAAGCTGCTGATCTAATCCTGGAGCATAGTGATTGTTGTTTCTTTGCAAACTACAAACTTGGTACTGTAAAGGTGCAAGGCAAAGGCGGGCAAATGTCTACCAAAGCTACGCAAGGAGATAGAGTTATCTATACCCAAGAGAAACCAGCTTTTTTAGCTAAAAATAGATATGCATTGCCAGCAGAGATGCCCTTTGATTGGCAAGCAATTCGTGAAGAAATGTTGAAGTAGGAGAAGATATGGATATAACAGATTATTTTGGTGAAGTACAAACTGAACAACAAAAGGTTGACATCAAACCAGGCAGATACAATCTTGAATACACTCATACAGATGATGAGCCAAGAATGGGTAAGAATGGTTGGATGGGAATACGTTTGAATTTTAAGATTCAGGGTACTGAAACTTTTGTTACGCATACAATTACCATTCAACATGATGATCCAAAGAATGTGAATTGGGGAAGAGAGGAGCTAATGAAGATGGCTAAAGCTGCTGGAATCGAAGGCTCTATAAAAGATACTGATGAACTTCGTGGAAAGGTTATCAGTTGTTCAATTAAATTAAATGATAATGGTTATCCTGAAACAGACTCTAAGTTTGGCAACAGTTGGAAGCCTGCGGAAGAGGCCAAAGCAACTACAAAAAAAGTAGCAGCTCCGAAACAGGAAGAATCTGAGGAAGATGTAGAGTTCGAAGATTCAGATGACCTTCCATTTTGATTTAAAGAAAATGCGCCCAGCTTTATGTGGGTATTGCAAAATACCCGCAGGGCCATTTATGAGGATAGAGGATGAACGAATATATGGTGCGTGTACGCACGAACATTTAAAACTTTTACGCGAGGAAAAGAAGTTGAAAAGAATAGCAATAACTTGTGATGATGGACTTGATTATGCTATCAGCAAAACCAAACAAACCTACATAGATATGAGTAAGAAAAATAAAACTTATGTCTTGCATGAGTGGGAAAGAAAAGACAGAAAATTACTTTTTAGTCGCGTTGTAAACGAATATATGACTTGGGCGAATCATCAAGCTCAAACAGGTCGTATGGATAAGGTTATACGCGATGGATCTGACTAAACATTTTGGAGCTGATGGCGTAGTAATCAACGAGGATTATCTTTTCCGAGAAGGCAAAGATATACAAGAACTCGTCAACGAAATGCGCAATCATGGATTGCAAGTAGATTATCCAGATTTAACTGGTCAGCTTGTGCGTGTGCGGGTGGGAGAGAGCGCCATGTGCAAGGCTGACCGATCTAATCAAAAGTCTGGCTGGTATGTTGTAAACCTCGTTGGTGAGCAGCATTACTTTGCAACTTTCGGTAATTGGAAAACAGGGTTTGAGGGTAAATGGAGCAGTATCAATCCAAATAAATTAACACCCAAACAGACACAAGAATTAAAACAACAGATGTCTGATGCTCAAGAGCGGAGAGAAAAAGCTCAGAAAGACAGGCAAGAGGAAGTGGCAAGCGAGGTAAACCTCAGATTTGATTCTTTTAAAAATGTATTTGAACACGAATATCTCTCCAATAAAAAGGTTAAAAACTATAGTTTGAAAGTTGACACAAACGAAAGTTTGGTCATTCCTGTGTATTCTACATCAGGACAAATTAGATCGCTACAGTATATTAGCAAAAAGGGGGACAAAAAGTTCCATCCAGGTGGCGAAATCAAAGGAAACATATTTTTAATTGGTTGTTCGGTTGATGAATTACCAACAATAAATGAGCTAGTCGTTGTCGAAGGTTATGCGACAGCAAGTAGTGTATATGAAGCAACACAGATACCAACCGCGTGTGTTTTTTCTGCTAACTTTTCGATGGATGCAGTTAAAAACATCAGAGGAGTCTCTCAATGTAGAATATACCTAGCTTTAGACAACGACACAAGCTCTGTAGGGCAAAGAAATGCGCAAGAGGTAGCTAATGCCTTCCCTAATTGTTTCGTGCGCATACCGAGCCTTAGAGGAGATTACAATGATATGTATTTAGAGCATGGTTTGGAGCGTGTGCGTGAGGAAATCATGCGATCTGGATTAGGTATTACTAGATATGCAATTAGAACCTTAGTCAACGAGCCACCACCTCGCACCTGGCTAGTAGATAAATTCTTAGAAAAAGGGAAGCCATCTATTCTGGCCTCTATCGGTGGCGTTGGTAAATCTATGTTAGCGCTGGACTTAGCTATTAAGATAGCAAAAGGTTATGGAGATTGGTTTGGTCATCCCGTATCACAACATGGTAATGTGGTGATGCTCTCGGCTGAAGATGACCAAGCTGAAGTGCATAGAAGATTAAAAGCGCTTGATCCTAAAAATGAAAGGCAAGATGCAAAGTATGACGTTTTTGCGCTTACTATTCCCGATACTGCTAAACCTTTGATCTTGTTGCGTGATGATGCAACAGGATTAAATATTACCGAACAAGCTAACGAGCTAGTTGCAGAACTAGAAGAAATCCCAAATTTAGAATTGGTTGTCATAGACCCAATTCAAGCCATGAGTAGTGCGCCATTGTCATCTAGCAATGAAGCCGCACAACTCTATTGTCAGCTATGCGCCTCGATATCCTCGCAGATGTCGTGTGGGGTGTTGTCCATTCATCACATGAGCAAGTCAGCTCTATCCAATGGTGATGATCCAATGTCCGCCAGGCAGTCTATTCGAGGCGCTAGCTCCTTAGTTGATGGTCATAGACTAGCGATAGGTTTGTGGCTCGGTAATAAGGAGGAAGCTGAACGTATCTGTGTGGAGAATGGCGTTGAGCCTGATCCGTTGCGGGTGGTGCGTGGAGGCGTGGTGAAATGTAATTCCAGCGAGGTGGATACAAGCGTGAAAACTATGTTTAGGAAAGATGCGGTATTGATGCCGTATGATAAAAGTAATTTTGATATTGAGGAGTTCTAGGTGAATGATATAAAAATACTACAAGGCGACTGTATAGAAACATTAAAACAGTTAGAGGAACAGTCTGTAAATACTTGCATAACCTCACCGCCTTATTGGGGATTGCGTGATTATGGAGAAACAGATCAGCTTGGGTTAGAAGATACACCTGAAGAATTTGTAGAAAATTTGGTCAAAGTATTTAGAGAAGTAAAACGAGTGTTGCGTGATGATGGAACAGTTTGGCTAAATCTGGGTGATAGTTATATGTTAAATAAACAACTTGGCGGCATACCTTGGAGAGTTGCATTAGCTTTACAACAAGACGGCTGGTATTTAAGACAAGATATTATTTGGCATAAACCAAACCCAATGCCTGAAAGTGTGAAAGATAGATGCACCAAAGCACATGAATATATTTTTTTATTAAGTAAGAGTCCTAAGTATTACTTTGATAATGAAGCTATAAAAGAAGATGCTGTTAGAGCAGGAAAAATACCTAAAGGCAAAAAATATAGTAGTGAATTAGCAGATGATAAAATTGGTGGCAAACATACAAGAGAAACTCTAAATGAAAAACCTGTAGCTTCAAAAAGAAACAAAAGATCAGTTTGGACTGTTACCACCAAGCCATTTAAGGGAGCTCACTTTGCAACCTTTCCGCCAGATTTAATAGAGCCATGCGTGTTAGCTGGTTGTCCAGAAAAGATATGTGTTGATTGTGGTAAGCCTTATGAACGAGTTATGCAACAACCAAAGCAATTAGAAGTGAAAAGAGGTAGGAGAGCTGGTACAGATGATAGGTTAATTGGTGGTGTGTTAGATAAATATAAAAGAGAAAATCCACCAATAGATTTAGGTCTACAAAAACAATGCGATTGCGAAACCAATGAAACAAAAGCTGGTACAGTTTTAGATCCTTTTGGTGGTAGTGGTACAACAGGAATAGTTGCAACAAATCATGGTCGTAATGCAGTTTTGTTAGAGTTAAATGCTGAGTATATCGAAATTGCAAAAGATAGAATTAAACAGCAAGCTGGAATGTTTGCAAATATTGAGGAGTTTTAATATGCCAAAGCCAAAAACGTATGATGGTAGACACGAAATTTTTGAAAAAGTGATACATTTAATAAGGGAAAATGAGAATAAAGATGAAATATTGCGTGCAGTATTTAATTTTCAGTTAGAATTAGAGGAGATGATTAGCGGACGGGAAGATGCCAGAGAAGATTAAACCAAGTGTAAAACATACAGATAGAAAAACAGGTAAGACTTGGATTGAGCATTTTTATTTAAAAACGCAACCGCTCACCGAGTTAGAACGGATTATGCAAGATGAACGAGCTAATAAAAAATTAAAAGTAAAATGTTTACGAGAAATAACCAGGAGAAGTAAAGAATAATTAATAAATGATTGAGTATCTATTGCGTAAGTTAGATCGCATGATCGAAAGATCATGGCAACACCACGCAGATAGATTATTTTTACAAGGTGAGCAATGGGAAAAGGATCAAAGCCAAGACCAATAGAAAATTTGGATATATTTAGGGAAAACTGGGACAAAATCTTCACTAAGAAGCAACCCGCCAATGGGACAAAACTACCCAATGAACGGGACAAAACTACCCAATAACCGAGTCATAACTACCCAATGACTGAGGCGAAACTACCCATATATCCATATCATATATATATGATATAAGAGAGTTGAGCCTTGAGGCTCAATCTCTCGCTTAGGGAAACAACACAGGGAGCAAGAATTAATGATAAGAAAAGAGCAACAAAACGTCTGGTGGATTGTAGCAGGTGAGGTGGAAAATCCTCAGCATAGTGGTTTGGTGAGATTAGGCGTGGCGAGAGCGTATAAGGATAATTTTGCGCAGTTGCGACAGCGTGTATGGAAGTGGTATAGGAGGCAAGCGGGGAGAGTGGAGCTGAACGCGGGTGCGAAGCTGGTGTTGTGGGCGATGGTGGAGCGGTATAGATATGAGACGATGAGCAGTCACGATGCGGTTAGTTATTATGCTCGCATGGTGGGGATGAATAGGAAGAGCGTAGGGCGAGCAGTCCAGGAGTTGATAGAATATAATATTATTTGGTGTGTGCTAGAGGATGAGAAGGTGCGCTTGCGCAGAAGCAAGGCGGGTGGGAGGAAGCATTTTTTATTGGTGGGCTTGGGCGACCTCTTAATTAAGGAGGATATATGAACGAGGCCGCCTGTTGCCCGTGAAGGGCGCGGTGGGTATAGAGGTAATCATGAATAAAATTTACCCACCGCTAAAAAGGTTAATTATACAAGTTTTAATTCCTCTATTGCGCTTTGTAATTCTGATAATTGCAAGGATAGAGATGATACATACAACCAATCAACCTCTGTTGGTTTTTTGTCCTTTAGTGCTTCTCTTATGCAAAAATCATTGGCGTCTGCTAAAGAATCATAAACATAATTTAATTGGTGTAATATTTTTTTAATATCTGCCATCATTCCTCCTACACATACTCAATCAATGGTTTTTTTCTTTTATCATCAAATTCAGTTATACGCTTGCCAGATTTATAACCGATGGTTATTTGTCCATCACTTGCTGAGATAAAGGATATTTCCTTATCTAATCTCTCCTGGCGTAGTTCTAAACGTCTTTTGATAACTTTGTCTATGTGTTCCGTCATGTTTCTTATACCTCCGTTAATTGTTGTATTTCTTTTTTTGCCCTAGCTAATTCAAGATCATCTAATCTAGATGCTAGCGACTCAGCAGTATCTAAAATTATTTTCATTTTCTCTTTATGGTCATCTGGTGCAGTAATAAAAAGCATTGATGCAAATTTAAACATACTTACATCATCCTTATTATTAGACCATTCATCCATTTTTTTAGTGATTTTATCCGTCA